CCCATTAACGAATATTTTAGTATCGATGTCCCTGAAGTCGCGCGCATAAACTGTAATGAAAAGTGTATCTACCTGCTCGCGCCCCTCAACAGTTCGCACAGTGGCATGTGAATATGAAACATAGAACACAGTATTGACATCAGGGTATGTTGGTCCTAGAAACTCAACCGAGTTGGTAGTAGTGTTCAGCTGGTATTCACTAGTACCAAAGGTGTGCTCGCTCCCAGCCACTGTCCCCTTCACTTCCGAGATAGAGAGGGCTTTCTCTACATCCAGTGAGTAGGAATTCACACCCGAACGATATGTGTGCTCTTCATCTTCTGTGGAAGTTTGGCGGCAACGAACTAAATCCAGAGGGGAAGATGTCTGACGCTCCGTATCCACATTCGCATAATCTAAGACAACTCGCGGGTACACACCATCACTTTTCTGGTTGGCATAGACGACGGACACCTCGATATTATATAATTGGTTACCACCCTGTACAGGGATGCTAAAAGATTTCGGTATGAAACCATAAATGGCTTTCTTTTGGTCATATGACAGTGTCATGGCTTGGTCACCTTAACTATACCAAACACATTGGCCTTGGCATGAAGTCCATAATCCATGTCGGCTGTAATCTTCCATTCGATGCCACTTTCGTCGATTACAATATCATCAATTTTAAGAACAGGATTTTTGGGCTGATTTAAACGGACAATAAGAAAAGAGTCCGCATCGATTTGGATACCTTGTTCAAGAGCAGTATACGCCCGCTTGGGCACAATAACCCCCTTGAACGACTTATCATCGTCGAAATTCTCTTCAACGTAACCATCCACTACCGTTGAACCCGATTTCGGCCTATAAGTTAGGGTCTGTTCGAACCCCTGGGTAATTTCCCCGAAGTCAATAGTAAGTTCCATCTTAATCCGTTATCCTTTCTAGCACGTTTGCCTCGCCGTAGAGTGCCGTGTATTGGTCACTCGCGAAATATAGAACCAAATCGTAAAAGTATCTTGCGGCTGTAATATCCATATCCGTCGGATCTAGACTAATAGTGAGTTCCCCTAGAAGGGCGTTTGTCACCGCAATCTTACCCTCTGTAAGTTTGACTTGAAGTATTGCATCCGTGTCAGGGTCATCCTTGTTTGTCTTGAAGGTCACAACGGCTTCAGTCAGGCCTGTTAGATGAACATGGTCACCCGACTCATCAAGGACAGTAACCTTAATTGTCTGCGATGACCGATTATATATGTCGAAATCCTCACTACTCACGAATCTCACCTTTCAAGTAGATAGTATTCATATGACCGACTAGTTCAGTTGTTCCAATATAACCATCAAGATAAATCATTAAAATCCCCGCACCCGTGTAGTTTCTTCGACCGAATTCTTGAAAAGGTCGGGAAGGTCATCCTCGAGTTCTTTAGCTGCCGGTGTCAAAAACCACCTGCGCGGAATAACCATCTTCTTAGTATCTGGTTTCAAATGAAACCCGTGATGATGAAGATAAGCTCTCATCTTATCGGTAATTGTGATAGTTACTGGGCCGAATTCGTGAATAGGTGCAATAGGATGATAAGAACCGAAACCTATACCTTTGCCAACTTGAACAACTCTAATTGAGTTACGAAGACCTGAAGTTTCGACCATAATTTTGCTGGTCGTTTTATTCTCTAAAGTCCACCCGTGCAACTTAGGCCAGGGGTCGTTATCAGGGCCCCCCTTATCAAAATAACCCTGTGCTATTTGAACCCCGCGCTGTGCAGCACTTCTCTTATAATTATCGATGCCCGGTGCTAAACCTCTTACAATAAAGGTAATATTACGCCTACCTCGGTCTATTACAACGGGAGTCCTTCCCACTACGACCACCGGTCCTTCCGGTTATTCAATGGTTGCATCATCTATTCGTGTTTCATCACGTGCCGGATCTAATGGCCTTGTATCAAAGCCTGCAGTTGATTCAATGACTACACCTATGTAGTCAGTCAACTCGTCTGTTATATCATCTAGCCGATTTTTCAACCGGTCACGGATATCTTCCCATTTCTTTTTAACGGAAAGATCCGCAAGTCTAGATGAATCCCAAACTCTTGCCACTATTAGACTATTATAAGCGGCATAAATCTTAATGAATCTATTAACTTTTGTTTGAACTTCATCAGTTAAGGTTCCCGTGAACCCCCATCTCTCCACCCATTCGTTCGCTTCTACAATCATCTCAGCGATAACTTCATCCGCCAGCGTATCTTCACTGATTTTATTCAACATGTTATTTCTAACATCGCTGACGGTTATTGTCACCTGACCACCAAGAAGACATAGGAGGACTTAAAAGGTTTTTATCGTGATGAGTAATATGTATGAATAGTGAAAATGAATTCGACTCTGTTTCCCCATTGGCTCTCCTGATTTTATGAGACTCCAAATAAAAAAATAGCTGGGGCGAGGTGCCCCAGCCTGACAAAGGTGGTGTGCGCTTACGCAACACCCGTGAGCTGCCGAATACCATCGCCCACAACGAGCACGGGCTCGAGGAACTTGGCAACGGCATACCCGATACCGAATGCAGCACCCATATCATACCGCCTGACAATCGTCGGACCGTCAAACAGCACGATGGCGGATGAAGTGGTATCCATCACGATGGCCGTCGAACTCGCTAAGCTGTTGGCCTTCATGATGCGGTACCCACCGAACGACTCGATGATACCGTCCGCCGTTGCTCCCTCGGGAAGCCTGTCCCGAACCAGAGGGTTCAGAACGAACGACGTGTAGGTATCCCTGGCCATGATGACCAGGTTGGGCTCATATCCCAGAGCCTCAATCGCGTCTGCGACACCTCTGATGTCGGTCAGAGGGTCATTGGTAGCTGTCGACCAAGAAGCACCGCCCACAGCCGTGGCCGTGGCCATCTCCTCGGAAATCTGCTTGTCCTCCATCCTGGCGATATCTCTACCGCCATCCTCCACCTGCAGATTCATCACGCTGATGCGTGACTTCAGCTCGGACTCGTCGGAGACCGCCACATGCACGACGTTCTTCCACTCCTCGAACGTTACATCCGAGAAAGAAGTGCCGGATATGGAAGCTTCCACGAGCTCAGGTACCTTCTCCTTGCCGGTAACAGTGGTACCGAGCGTAACCTTGCCGGTTATCTCCATACCAGTGTCAATGACCCGGCTAGCCGCTCTGAGGTTATACTTGGGACGAGCTATCCCAAGAACCTCTTCCACGATGACTTCAGCGGTGAGGCCATCGGTGATGTCGTCCTTGACTATAATTCCAGGAATTTTAACACCTCCTTAGAAACCTCAGTCGTTCAGCCACACTTCAACGTGGGTGTCGGCGGTTGCGGCATCCTTCGCAACGATGCCGGCCCGAAGCTTCTGCGCATCGGCACCGGGAACCCAAAGAACACACTTGCTGCCCGCGCCGGACTTGACGCCCTGTCCCGCCACCATCGCGGTCGATGTGTCCTTTTGAAGGAGTACCTTGCCCTTGAGAATCATGCTGCAGTCCGCCTGGCCGGAACCAGGAGCTGCGACGGTCTCGACGGGCACACCATAAGGCCCAACGCCACCGGAACCCGCGGCCTCCCATCCATCAGTATCGAAGTGATGGAGGATTTCCGCAGTTACGGCCGTTGTGGTCTTGGTCTTGCCAGGTTCTACGACGAACCAGGAACTAAGAATCTCTGTCTTTGTCATCAGAAACACCTCTCAGAGTACTGCCCGAAAGCCTACTCTCCGTCGTTCACCGCCCGGACAATCTCCACGCCCTCAAGACCCTCTGGGGCCTCTTCGCGACCGGTCATCTCCTTCCGGAGCTTGGCCTTCACGGCATCTCTATCTGAGAGCTGTGTTTTCTTCTGGTCGTCCTCGTGCTCAGCAGCAGCCTTCGGCTGAGGCTTGGTACCGTCCTTATCGGAAAGCTTCTTGTCGTCCTTATCACCCTCTTCGCCACCCTCTTCCTCCTCACCGCTGAGCTTTTCAGCCAACGACTGGGTGTCCTTGAGCTGGATATCCAGCTGTTCGGCGGACAACTTGGCCAAGGACTCTACGAGCTCCTCGACCTCTTTCTCATCAGACAGGCCAGCCTTCACGCGGAGATCCGCGATTTCCTGGGCCTTTGCCTTGCGCCCAGATTCCTCGACGGCGGCCAACTTCTCGTCGGCCTCCTTGAGCTTCTGGGTCAGTGCCTCAATCTCCTTGTCCTTCTCGGACAGCTGGGTCTTAAGGCCCTCGACCTCGCCCTCCAGCTTACCGTTCTTCACGGCCAGAATCTCAAGACCCTGGCTTGCAGTTCCCTGAGAAGGTCCGGGGGCACCCTGCGCGGGGGCAGAACGGCCCGGCAAATCAGAAGATTGGACCGGTGCACCATCACTCGAAGGTACACCAATCTCACTATCTTGGTCGTCTGGCATAACGAACCACCTGAACTATTTCAGGATAATAGTACATTCCTTTTAGAATATATAAAGGCAATGGGAAGGGTAAGTGGAAAAATCCGTGAATCCGAAAGATTTATATAGTTAAAATGGGATGTTCTTTATGCGCTGCGACGAAAGTTGCCACGCGACCTTGCCCCAAACAACCAGGGCCAAGGGATTGTATGTCCTTTGGCCCACATTTTTTATAATTCACGACCGCCTTACCTCGTCCCCCTCCTTTCCATTCCCCCCTTTCGAGGGTAGGGCGGTCATCTTTCCATTAAAATTCGGCCTAGTTCCTCATCGCTTATACGTGCTGGTCCTCGCCCCTGATGAGGACGAAGCTTCAAAATTCTAGCGATGCCGGACCTTTTTTTGTGCTCCCCTTCCAAGAAGAGAAGCACGGCCTCCTTCCACCATTCAACCTTAACATAAGGTGTGATGGCATTACAATTATCAATGCCTTGAATCCTAAGAAAGCCACTCCTGACCGTGCAGCCTATGCTATTTTGCATTAGATTTGCCTGCAAACGTTCCAAATCATATTGAGACCCTCTAACTTCGGCATAAGGAAAAATTCGAAGGCCTAGCTCTGACCGCGGTCGGCGGCTAATGCCTATATAACCCTTGGCTTTAGCTAGAAGAGCCAGGGAGCTCGCACAAATCAAAATCACACACCCTGCAGGCAGGTCTGTCAACGAATGTAACCCTATCGTAATTAACTATTTCCTCGATGATTCGACGCACAGGGTCTTCGATAACATCAATCTCTACCGAGAAGCCAGTATGGTTGCCTTCTTTTATCATTTCTTGTCCTTCATCATCATTGATATGCACTCGCACGTTGAGTTTCTGCTCTTCCTCATCCACCCAAAGCTTTACTACTTTGCCGTGATCGTCAGCTTCTTCGTGCTCGTTTACCCCAACTTTGTCGCGGCCAGGAGATATGCTTACGGGCTTCCCGAGTAGATTATTCTTTGCTGGAAGATTCACGCTTTCGGAAACAACTTCCCACGAATAGAAATCACCATTCCACACACCATAGGAAAGAGCTGTACCCTCGACCACCATAGTGTTACCTTCCATCCAGTAGTTATTCACAGCCAACTGTATGGATTGCCTGGTCTTTTTACCATTCGATAGTTCCTTGACTAGCACCCACATGTTGACAGTCACATCGTCGCGGGTCATAGCGAAGATATCCTTACCTAACTTGAATCTCTTTCGTAGATCACCATCTTCAAGAATGACTGCATTTCCTTCAGCAACGCGTTCAGCCCATGCAGGGGTATGTTTCGTTGAATTACCAGGGTCACCAGGCGGAATCAAAGACGATCGCTTTGACACCTTGTTCTTGAAATCCTTCGAATAGGCCTTGCGAGACTGTACTCGGGCTTTCCCTTCAAACGGGTTGGCGTCCATAACCCACATGTCATCGTTCAAAAATAGGTCAAAATGCACGGCGTCGTCGCTCTGGGCTTTATGTCCTTTCCACCAGTGCCGAATAAGGGTAAAGTCTCTCTCGTCGTTATCGGCTTCTATGACGGTCTCGAATGAGTTAAGACTGTGGGTACCATCCCCTACATTCCCCCTAGAGACGCCGAGGTATCTCTTACCTTGAGCATCTTCAACCAGGTGATGCTTTTCATCATAGGACCTGACAGTTGTTAACATAATATCCTTGGCCCTCAGGTATGCATCCCTTAAGGCAAGACGCCTTTCCTGGTTTTCTTCCTCCCAAAACTGGAACTGCTTTGGGATAGATTTCCTAATAGTGGCCGGAAGTGCCGAAAAACCTTTAGGCGGAATGTACTTTTTATCCGTGAGCACATCTGGGGTGGAAACCCTTTCTAGCCCACAAACCCACTTACCATTAACCCACTTACATTTCATGCGCTTCTCGGCAAGTGGGCCTGATTTGAAGAAGTATTCAGTTGACGTTTCGGTTCGGGCACCATGTTCTACGATGCCTTGTGGTTTGAAGTTCTCTTTAGTCATTAGGACCTTATTATCTTCATTACACTTTTCCACGTAGTTACCGACGTCAACGTAAATGCCTTGATCAAGAGACATATACCCATATTGTTTATTTTCGGGCGGCCAGTCTCCCGTAAGTTCATCTTTGGTAATAAGTACTTTACTATCATCGGCCTTGGCAATCATTGTGTCAATCGTTTCAACGGGGTCCCAAGATACCTTCCTTATGGGCACGGCGCCCTGTACTCTAATGCGGTTCTTATACTTGGTAATCTTATCGGCCGTAACGCGCACGATGTTGCCCTCATAGAAATGTTGGCCTGTATTCCGCGTTTTACCCACAAAAGCGTACACCTTGTCCCTATCGTAACCGCTGATAAATACTTTATCCTCCTCGTTGATGTCCATAGTGTCCGTAATTTCAATGCCCACCCTGTACGTATAGACTAGAGGCGTTTTGGTAGGTAGTTTCTGAAGTATCACAACATCGTAGGTCGGTACATTCTTATATAGATACCAATGACCCGTAAGCCCATCAAGCTTGTATCTAGAGAACCCCGTCTTGAAGATTGTACCTCGAGACGAGTTGAGTTTTGCGAGCTTTTTTCCGATAGTGACGGCTTGCATCTTATTCGTAACCTTATAAGAAGGTACCTTATTAAATATGCCCGTTTTAGGTACCTTATCCGTCGATTGCTGGAAGGGCAACTGATCGAGTTTCTTGAGTCTATCAGCATAGAGTTCTTCTGTTAAGTCCTCATCTCCGTAGTACATGATATCGAAGACATTTATCACCATGTGCTTATCTTCACCCTTGAATAACTTTTCGAAGTGGGAAAGAAACTCTTCAGCCGGGCCGCGCCCTTGATGTTTTCCATTTTTCCACATTTCAACGACGCCATCCATGATGAGGGTTTCCGGCCAACCTTCAGTTGATAGTTCTGCTACGAAGCTCGGTAGACGTTCCTCTATATCGAAGTGACCTTCTGACATAAATTCGAAGTCATCACCTTTCTTGTGGATTTGTACCCGGACCCCATGAAATAGCTTCTGTGCCACCATCGGGAAGAGGTCAGTGGAAAGCATCCCTTGAAATCGCGACCAGCTAACAGCCTCACGCACGCCATACCCCATCAGTGGTTTCTGTGATGTGAACCACGAGAAAGGAGTCACATTGGGTTTGGTTTCCCCGAAATCGTACACGAAGCGCACTTTATCTTGGAGACTAGGCGGGAGGCCTTTAAGTATATCAGACCTAACCTGGTTGTAAGTACCCTCAACACCATCTCCGACCCTCACCATGATACCGATTTGGTCGTCATCAGGGCCGTATGCACTCTCAGCGACCGGGCTCATATTTCGAGTCCTCTCGCGCGCATCAGGAGGCCATCTGGTAGGTGGTGCATCAATCGCCTTTAGAGGCTTACAACCATTGCCACCTTTCTCCTTGATAAGTTTGTCAAGCGTAGTGCGCATCTTCCGGAAATCGGTCGCATTCCACTTATTGCCCTTAATATCAGTAAAGTTTCTATTGCCTCGCCGATAAGTACCCCACCCCATATGAAGGACCAAGCAGAATCGCGATAGTCGATCTAGACTCATGTCCTTCCACTCCTTCTCGATGCCCTTATAGATGCTCTCGAGTTGCTTCTTTCCAAGTTCCTTAAGCATTTGTTCTTCGTCCTCGCAAAGCCCGTCACTCGTTTCCGTTGTTTGGGGCAAGGTTGCTGGTACTTCGGATAAATAACTTAGCTCACGAGGCCATCTTTCAATCTTAATGACTGGAATTGCGTGCTCTTTCATGAACTTCTTTTCAAGATCAGCATCTATACTCTTTGCGAATATCTGTCCGATTTTCTCGCGGCTGAAATCATCTGGGGAAGATAACTGGTCTTTAAGAAGCCTGCTACCGTCGCACAACACAAAGTATTCAGCATCTTCAAAGGTAGAAATATCGTCATCTTTCATTGCTAAGGCCGTACATAGGTTTTCCAATGTCTGCCCTTCAGTAAGACCCTTAAGTTTCGTACAGCCTGTACCGCCTTTCTTTTTCAAGGCCGAATTAAGAGCGCTCCAGAATTTCTTGAAATACGTTTTGCTCCACGAGTTCCCTTTACTGTCAGTATACTTATCGAACCGCCGAAAGGTGCCCCAGGCTCTGTGTAGCTCAAAGCACACAGGGGCTAGCTTATTTAACGGCGTTCCGGGGAACTCTTTTTCTGCACCTTTATAGAATGGCATTCTTTCACATCCACACGTAGTGACGACATTTCGGGCAAATCATTAAACCCAATAACTTGCTTCTGATAGCTTTTACCTTGCATCTTTTGCAATAAGGCGCCGGCCTATAACCTCCGTTTTTCACGCAGGTACTTCCGGTAATTGTACATGCTGCTGTTCTTGTTCATTCGTTTCAATGAGCTGTGTTAGCTTTTCGTTGATTTCATTTATACCGTCCTGTATAAGGTCTTCATTCGGTTGATTAGGGAGTTCTTGGGTTGGTTGCGGTCGTGTTGGCCTTGGCACTAATTCGGCAGGATCCAACATTTCAATCCCTAAAATCCAGAACATCTCTTTGCGCGTCATTGCATTATTAGCAACAGCGTAAGAGAGAGCTCTAATTAAGGCTGGGTCGAGAGTGGTGTACATACGCCATACATGTTGAACATTAATCTTTTCGGCTTGTTCTTCACCAAAGAAACGTTTCGCTAAATGACCATACCACTGATCCTCAAGATCGCGTGATAATTGCTGCTGTTCGAATGCAATAGGCCCCTCATAGAGTGCCTTCAAAGAGAATTCTAATGTGGCTCTTGTAAGTGTTTTTTCACGAGCCATGATTGCCTTGGGCATCTGAAATGCGCCCATTATCTCTTCGTCCTGCCGTTCAATGGATCTGATGATACCTTGAAGGTCAGGTGTGAGTTTAATGACTTGTGCATCAACCTTCTGGTTAGTAACTACACTGCGACCAGGCTGCAACTGCTGTTTGAAGTCTCGGACCTTTTGCTCTCTCGTCTGCGGATCACGAACTGCAGCTGTATCTAAAGTGTAAACTCCTGTAGGAGCCCAGTGACGTTTTGCAGCCTGCAGAAGATCGAACTCGTACTCTAGTTTGGCGTCACAGTGAACTCTGAGTGTTTCAACTGACGAGAAACCCTTAGGGTCGAGAATTGGATCTTGAACGAAATATAAAATCTCATCGGGCTTATAGGTTACACTTCCATACTGGAAGCTTTCAATATCCAATGTTGCCTTATCAACATTAGGTATAATTTTCTGTGAATATAATGACTGTAACTTATCTATATTTTTACCATTACCATCAACTATCTCCCAACCCGTTCTGCCCCAAATGTGCTTTTTAACCACAGTGAGATAACTAATATGTTCGATGTTCACACGCCGATTTTGCTCACGGCAATATTCCTCGAACTTTTTACGAGGTTCACCCTTAATACCCTCAACCTTAAGTTCGTATCCACGCCTTACACAGAAATACCCTGTCGCGTTGATACATTTCCTGAGAGTAGGTACTCTCTTATAAGCATCCCAAACATTTCTTGTTCTAGGCTTTCTATTCGTCACCGATAAACCAGATTCGATGCTCGTGATAAAGGTAGGAGAGTTAAGTTCACCCATTTCCTTCTTAGAACCCAAGAACGCACGCGCCTTTTCAAAAAAGGTAGGCTGTTCTGCTAGGTAAATGTCTCCACTGTTTTCGATTTGTAACACTTTTCTGGGCATTATTATACCTCTGCGAATGCGAACACAGGTTCTTGATATTCCTGCATAATAGTCGGGTCTAGCATGATTTCTACTAAATTGGCAACAGCGTCTGCAACGTCCTTGGACCCATCTGACGGATGGTCAACCTTTATACCTTTACGCTCGAGTTGCTTAAGTTCCCATGGCAGAATTTCTACATCGTCACGACTAGGCATACTAACGAGGTAGAATGGCCATGTAATATGGGCAGTATAGATCTTCTCCTTAAGCTGGTCATACTCTCCTAGAGCAACAACATTTTGAACTACTTGAATACCTTCTGCCTCTAGCGCCTGTACGGTTTCAGGATAGTTCCAGGTATCAAATACGACCTTTGCTAACCAGCATTGCCTTTGAACCTGCATAAAGAACTGTTTAACTAAGGATGCATCAATTTCAGTCCTCTTACGGTCTTCGCGCTTACGTGGTAACATTCTAAGAAGAATATCAATAACAGGGCTATTCGTTTGTGGGTCCACATGACCAACCGAAATTCCGAACGCATCATTCCTGAATGAAGGATCACCTGCCGCGAAATAAGGCACGCCCTGAAGACCCACCCACTTAGGGTCAAGCCACCACGTATTAATAACCTCTTTAGTATCTTCGTTAGTTACATCCATGCGCACTAAGGGATTCTCTTCATTTCCCGTACAACGGTCAATTTTTTCCTTTTCCGCAAAGAAAGGCTGAATCGCTTTGCTGGGGATAGCGCCATAGTCACGCCACGTTGATTCGGGATTCTTTTCGAACTCATCGGCCAGTGACTCATACGTTATATTTGGATTCATCTCCCAAGTTGGGCACTGAAGCGTATACACTTTCGGGTTGTTCTTGCCCCATCGGAACAATTTCATATGATAATCATTCTCGTACATGGGTGATGAGATAGAGATACGACGACCGTCCTTCTTAAAGGTTTTCACACTGCGCGATAGGGTATCATACACCATCTCCGCAGATGAATTCCCTCCTGTATCCTTAAACCTAGATAACTCATCGAACGATACCAGGATGATTGTTTTCCCTGCAAGCGACGACGAATTGCTATGCTCACTGCGCACTATTACTTTGCCGTCGTTTGCAGTAGGGAAAATGAACTCATTATGATGTTCAGTATATTCGTAACGTTTAAAGAAAGGACCGTTATCTATGCGTGCCTTTATGGCCGCAAATACTGTATCTTTAGCTTGCCGATCAGACGTTGCAACGTTGATGATAAATATCTGCGACCCTGGCGGTAGCCCATAATACGCGTTCGGGTCACCACGAAGTAGTAACTTCGCTAATTCATACACGGAAATGATAGACGCAACGGTGGTTTTACCACCACGCATTCCAACCACTAGAACCATATCCTGATACTTATTCTTGGGGTCATAATATGTCTCAATGACCTCAATCTGCTTCGGGTACAACCAGTCAATATTCAAGTAAGCTTTACCTTTAACGAACAACATAGGGTCCCTCATTGCCTTGAGGTCCCACTTCATATCGTCCATTAAAATATTGATCGGCATTCCTTCACCCTGCGGAAACCATCGCGACCCGCCCCAAACAACGCGCTCAGGACCCCTTACGGGATGTCCACTGTCACTGATTGGGTTTCACTGTATTCTGAATCTGTGTATCCACTTGCTTGAGCCTTTACTCTGTAAAAGTATGAACCGTCTGTCTTCCCCGTAACATCATAATATGTGTCGCTGCCGCTATATATCTGCGACCACCCAGAACCACTGTCTTCTTCTAAGACATAGGTCGTAGCATTATCAATCGTGTCCCATTGAACACGATAGTCGCCCGTGACATTCGGCGAGACCAGAGCCGCAATCACCGGAGTATCCAATACAGGGTCGGCGACCTCATCGGATATTGCAACCAGGAACTTAGGCGTAGAGATGATGCCCCCTGAACCGTATTGCAGTTCTACTTCGGCGTAGTAGTCGCCTACTTCATTGGTATCTGAGGCGGTGAGCTGCACATAACATTCACCGTCGGACCCGCCCGGGTTTGTTAGCGAACAGGTTTTGGTAACTTTACCAGTCTCTTCGCCATACTTCCCCATCTTGAACCGAATGGTGGTGATCGACCCCAAGTCTATGGGGTTACCGTCAGCATCCGTAATCGTAAAATCCAAGCGCGGCGTGTCGCCCTGTACGATAGTAATCTTATCCATGTGCTAGCCCCCGTGAAGGATATCAAGAATTCTATGTGCTAAGGCGCACTTCGAGTTTAAGGGGTGCAACGAAATTATACACCTTGCCTGCCTCACCGCCCCCGCCCATCTCTGCGAAGCCATCATAACTCGGCCTCAGCCCCATCCTCACACCCCTTCGATATCAAGGGTTAATTCAACATCTTTATCCGTAGCCATGTTCTCATCGATATAGAATCCCAACATCAGCCTGTCACCTCCTGATAGAGATACATTATTTATTCCCGTCATTGGGCCAACATCATCGGGCAACGGTAAAGGAAACGATTCAATTATCGTTGTACCTTTAATATATTCGGTAATAGGGCTCACAATACCCCATCCGCCTTTCTCGGCAGTATATCTCTTCGACATAGTGATAAGCTTTTTCCCGTTGGTTAAACCCGAGAAGATATTCAGTATATTCATCGTTGCTTCTTTGATTCTGCTCCCTTTTATTGTTTTTACAGTGGCCACAGAAGCACGGCCCTGTATTTCACTAGGTGCCACAGAACCAGCGATATTATACCGATATATCTCCAATGTTTCGGCATCGACCTGATCGAACAATATTGCCCAGTAAAGAGCACCTGTTCGAACGGCGATGCCACCAGCATCGGTATATTCAGATTTGATATCGGAACGCAGCAACGAGGTCCTTACACACTGGACTACTTCCATGGATATTGTTGCATCGGTAGAAATGCTCTTCCAATGGAATACCCAAAACCCCAATTCGTCCAGCGCCTGGGTCGCCTCATAGAGACCGGGAGCTTCTGTTGCATCTACTTCAGAAACTGTTATCTCAGACCACGACGCGGCGACTGGGTCCCACGCCTTGCACACCAGGTCGGCAGCAGCGCCCGTGATAGCCATGCCATTGCTATCTGTATAAGCCATGCGTGTTTTGTATGAAGTACCCAATATCGCGTCCATTTATAACACCCTTATCATTATTTTCATCCCTATTAAGAAATGCAATATATATATAATGGAGTAGGAGAATTCATTTCTTCGGCTCACGGACTAAAGGCATAATCATCTCCATTTGTGCCGGCGTTATATCACTAGGGATATCCTCAAAGTCCACCTGGTAAAACTTAAAGGCGATCTCCTCGTCCAACATCTTATTGTACTCGTCCACCTGTTTGCTGCGCTCTTCATATCCTTCTGACATTTCCTTCTTGAGCTCAGTTATTTCCCTATGAAATTCAGGATTGTCCTCAACCCCCGAGAATGTACCATCATCGAGCATGACAGAGCGACCTCTATCATCTTTATCACAATATTTATGACAGAGTTCAATCCTTGCATTCTCATACTCTTTGCCTTTGCCCGATGGCTCGGCCGCCTTCTGCAGTGACTGTATCTCTTCAAGAAGCTTCTTCTTGTTCTTGATCATAATAAAGGAGAACTTGACTCCCTTCAGATCTTTGACCAATTCCACGCCCGTTAAAACTTGAAAAAGGACACTGCGCTGAATCTTCTGGGTCATATTACCACTCCAAACGGATCGGGTTGATCGTGGGGCTCGTCCACATCCCATGACGCCTTTTTTGCTGCCATCTTCGCATCAAACTCATCTGATGCCAGATAAGCGTTATAATCATCACCCGAGGGAAGCTTCTCATTGAAACCCATCCCGGTTTCGGTGTGTGTCCCCTTCAGAGTTCTAACACCATCTTCCACTTCGTTCACTATTATATCCACTGTCACTTATCTCACCTTACCATGATACTAACGTGCGCCAGACTCCCTCGGCATACATCTTGATTGCATTGTCAAATGTATTAATATAAACCATCCCTTCCTCACCCGCCGGATCACCCGTATCGGTCTTGGTTTTATTCAGTACCGCATAGTTCTGGATATATGTCTTATCGGTCTGAACATCAAAGACCACCGAACCGCCCATATCCACATAAACACCATGCTCTGCAGATGCGTCCTCCATCACAAGACCGACAACATTCCCTTCCCCCTCGATATAAACACCGGCGGCATGCGTGCCGGGTGAACTATAATCCGCAGGCATTTTGATATAACTGCCGTATAACTTATCATACGAAGTCAGACCCATACCACTTAAATCCAGGCGCAACCCTGAATAGATTATCGAACTACCGTCTATATCACCTGACGCTACTCCCTTATATATATTTATCTCGCCACCTTCGGCACCACCAGAACCAACATCTCCGGTATGAAGTCCACTGAATAACGAAAGGTCTGAGTCATCATCCGTCTGTGGCAAATCGCCACTCCATTCCTGATAATACCCCCTGAATGTTGTCGGTATAGACCCATCATGGTCTTTATTGTTATTCTGATAAAACATTGTAATGGGTCCTGTTATATCACCAATTCCATGAATAGTGTGAACTATCCCATCACCATTAGTCCTTTGGGTATCGTCAAGCCACAGGCAATATTCGTCCTTCGCAGAACCTCTGTTAGGCTGTATATGTATATTGGCATACATCCCTGCCCCGCTTGAAACAATATGCAAACCAGCATCTATCTGTGTCGGGGATCCAGCAGCCGCAACTTCCGCAATTTGCAAACCATAGACCTTTGTATATCCAATTTCATCCGCAACCTCCAACCTACCTGCATATATGGTAGTACCAGGTGCTGTTTTACCTAGCGCCTTACCATATATGGCATTAATCTCAAGATTGCCCCCATGACCTTCAGCCACGAATCTCGCGGGTCTCACCATACCCGTGCCATCATGTATTATACTTGAACCCATACCTTGGACACTTGCAGATGAATGATTAGCATTTCCTAGACCATAGGCAGGATTCATTGCAACAAAATACCCGAAGACAAAACTGGTGTTTTGGTCGCCATCGGCTAATGTTATGGTATCTAATCTCATGTTAGGATACTTATTATCAGGAAGCAAAGGCGAAACAAAATCAATTCTATCTGCAGCACCCACAGTAAAACTGGTTTTGCACTTATACTTCAGATGCGATACAGAGTGCAAGCCAGTATGTTCAGTCGCCTCGGCATCAATTAAGAGGCCCTGCACAGTGGCTCCCAACGTCATTGTGATACCACTATCATGCACTATATGAGTGTGCAATCCCGTAGCCCCACCACCAGTCAAAGCAGAGTGATCAGCGCTACTCAAATGATATCTCTGTGACGCACTCCCGCCCTGAATACTTGCCAAATCATTATGACTTATAGCATCTGTTTGACCCTGAGAATGAGAACTGGCATGTAGCGTCGGCGTCCTGGCATCTGAAAGCCTCCCATCATTGCCCTGACACACGGTCCCGGCAATAGCCCCGAAATCCTTATTGAATGCACTATTCTTCACAAAAGCGTTCTCTTTGCCCGACATCTGGGTATCTATCTCGAGCTCCGTATAATACATGGTATCGTGCTTATGCAATGATGTATCAGACCCGCCCGTCAGCCCCGTGTGTTGAGCAGTACTAAGATGCTGTCGCTGCGTCGCAGTGCCACCCTGTATGTTCTGCAGATCGTTGTGATTAATCGCGCCAGCCTGCTTCACCCACGAACTGCCATTATACACATACGAAACATTCTCATCCTCCACCCAAGTCGCCATCCCCTCATTAGCCACCATCTCATCGAAACCGGTACCATTACCCTGGTAAATGTTGTTCTCTGTCCAGCCATTCGCCGTGGCAGTAGAGAGGTATCTATCGCCTGCAGTCGGCGACGGAAGACCACCGGTCGGGTCATACCGTGTTTTGACGGATTCCTGCCAGTCAGCCGACCCAATGGTCGTCTGTAGATCGTCCAGCGCTTCAGTAACAGTGGCGCCAGGCACATTGGACGTGTTCTCTAGCTGGTCAGAACTAGGCTTTGCCGGCAGGTCTCCTCCCACTTTACCACTCCCTGATAGTGTCAATTACAACCTTGTATGTCTCATTGGAGGTACCGTCGCCACCAGCCCTCTGAATCCTGACATAGAGCTTACCGCTCGGCGTGGTATCCTCTGAAAAGAAGACCACAGTACCGAAAACGATGTCATTCTCATGTATGAGAATCTCGTCCGCATCAGGCTCTTTGTTCTGTCTCCTGAAAATGACATTCGAGAAGTCGCTGACCGTTGGATCTTTATTATACAAACCCAACTCCGCAGAATCAACCGTGAAAGCTGTACCAGACTGCGCAGTCCGCACAACCCTCACGAAAAATATTCTCGTGGATTGGGTGGCCGGGTCAAAGTCGATTTCACCCGTCTCGTCAGGGTCCGCCCCCGAGAGGGCAATACTCACTTCCTTTGTTTCAAAGCGATCACTTATTACCATGGTATTACCTCTGCACATTCATTGGAACTTGAACGTTATCTCCATGTTCGGCCTCAATCGTTTTCGTGTTCTGCTCCAGGGCCTTCTCAACTTTCTCTTGACAACTCTGGCATAGCATCGAAAACACAAGCACACGGAGTTCGTGATAACTCTTGATCGTGACTTCGACCTGCTTCTTCATGTCCCCTCTCAATTGGGCCATATCCATCGCCGTTCGGCGCAACTCTGAGTTCAGGGACACGAGCATCTGCACAGTCTCTTTATCGTAAGTATCGGTCTCGGCCAGATTATTGAACCTGTCCGAAAGCGACATGAAGTTGTTCATAAGCACATCGTGCTTGCTGTATAACTCTAAGGTCTTGTCGTCCACCCCATCCTTCGACCTCTGCCGCGCCTTATCCGCTGGCGAGTCCAGAGCCGGGGCATAACGCCCGTAATGATTGGCCATGTGCTCGTAGACCGCATCCGGCGTCATCTGCAACTCTTCAGCCACAGTCTTCTTGGTTAGGCGCCCCTCCTTTATCCCATTCTCGATTTGCTCGCGCCTCTCGTGTCTGCAAATCGGACACAACATTCCCTGATCATCGGCCTGCGCCATTACCATGCCCCCTTTACTTCGGTATCAGAAACACTTTCACGTCACGGTCAAGAGGCTCACAGACTATATCTTTACCCCCCAATCCCAGCCTGCGACAAAAATCCTGAAGGAACGTCATACTCGAACACTTCTCCTTACAATCCCCGAACTGCTCACACTGGACCCTTATACTATCAATGTGATGTTGCGACATATCCTACTCCCGGATTACACCCCACACGACCCTACCCCAAACAACAATTTTACGCCCCCTCAACCTCCTCGAACATCTCGCACCCCTGAATCTCGACCTTTACTATAATTCCACTGGCCTTGACCTGTGCTATGAACTTGCGGACAGTCGCAGGGATAGTACATTCGCCCAGGCGCCTACACTCAAGGCATATCTCCCTTGGTTCCGCACTCCGGCGTTTAGGTATTGCACCCACAACAGTGGCCCCCGGCCATTCTACATATACATCGGCTGTCCTGGTATATAAAGATTTCTGCTTGTGACACCCACGTGGGAAGGGTAAATCGAATCAAAGGGTTCTCTCCCAAAATCAGCGGAAAGCGGAAACAAGGGCAAAAAGGTTATGGGGAAAAAGGATTGTTGGGAGAGGGGTAGAAGGATTGTTGGGATTGGGGTAGAAGGGAGAGGGAGGGAAGGGTAATTATTTTTAAACCTTCGTAATTATAAAAATTAGTACCCTTAGGAACAACAAATAACACGGGCTCTAATTTCTCAAAACCTACATAACCTCTTTATATATAAAGGGTTGTTGTAGACTCACCTACCACAACAACCGTTTATATTGTTGAACAACGATATTATTATTGGAGGTAATAAGATGCCTACAAAAGCTACGACCTTGAAAAAAAAGGGACGAAAGTCGGAAGTAAGAGCAAACGGACGAACCCAGGAACGAATGTTGCAGTATTTCAAGAGCAACAAGGACCACGCATTCAGTCAAGGGGACCTGTCAAAGGCATTAGACATGTCAGAGCAACAGGCCCGCAAGACAGCACTAGCATTGTGTGCAAAGGGTCAGGTTGAAAGGTGGGAACAGGACGAACCTAATGATAAGGGTGGATCGGTGGCCCGCATATACTATACACTTGCTTAGAGCAAGTATATAGTATTTTTTTTACTTATCATTCTAGAGGCTTGGGAGTAGGTTTGACAACATATAGTTGAGTGCTTTATAGCGTCCTTTATGTGCTTATAATCATACAAACTATCTTTAGTCACTGACCTATTTTAAACATTTACACGGGATTTCAACTTATGGGTTGAAGGGACCTAGGACCATGGACCATGGACCAGGAACCCTGGTACGTAGAGAAATACGTCTTTAAGACAGTGAGCCGGTGACCTAGGTACGTAGAGAAAATAATAACTACTAACAGTGAGCCTTGTTCGGTGAAAGATAAAAAAATTACAACATGGATTTGAGTTCTTCGATGAACTCTTTCCTGTCTTCTTCGGACATGTGTTTGTAGGCTTGCCAGTAACAGTCAATACCCATTTCGGTAGCAGCTGCTACAAGTGTTTCTAAAGGAACTTCAACACCTAATTCCTTTTTTTGATACTCAGATAGTTCCCAGAGTTTGTCATATTGTTCTCTTGTGAAGTCAGGTTCTATTTGAACTCCTTCACGTGACTCGTTGTTACTCATATAAGGTACTGATACAGGTCCACCGAACTTCAGTCTTGACTCATTATCATGCATACAGACTTTGTCCACGTCATCTCCTAATAAGAATCCATACACAAGGTCCACAAGTAAGTCATATACTGGTATACCAAGTACATCACCAGGTATGTCAATAGGTAATCTTGTTTTGTCCTTATCGATCTGAATACCAAGTGTCTTGATAAAGTGATCAACAATTTCCTGTGACCATGAATACTTCTTACATAGATCACAAAGACCTGTGAGTTCGTATTTACATGGTTTAGATTCACCTAAATGTTCATCTTCCTCCGTTGTATGTATCATGAACTCAGCAGCTTTATCAGTTACATAAGGTAGTACCTCAGTTGTTTGTTCCGTTTTATCTTTTTGGTCCTTCATATATTACCTCCATATTATATATAGGATTATAACTATATAAAGGTTATGTTAAAGTAATGTACGTAGTTATATACTTAGTCCCAAGTCATAATTGTACATTCGTTACAGTCTTTATTATGATACTTAGTAATACAAGCCTGACAGACTAAAAGTGCAAGTTCTTTAATAACCTTGTTCCTAATATCATATATTTCAGATTGTAATTCCAAGTCTTTTATAACTTCTTGTTCGTCGTCATCTAATATTATTACCCTCATATATTACCTCCAATATTAATATAGGATTATAACTATATAAAAGGTTTGTTAAGGTAATGTACGTATGTTACGTACCTAACGAATAGAAGGTAGTTCGGTGTAAGGTAGTAACATTGAACCTTATTTCATTGGACCGGTGTCCGGACTCCGTTTTCCGATGTTCGGTGTCCGGGCCGTGCTAGCAGTAATACCCGGCCGGGCTCCAGTTGTCCGGCCTCCGCCTTCTCCGGACTAGAGAACAGACCATTCTAAACACCTAGGACCGG